GGTAAAGGTTGGATGTTGGAGGGCACGTTTGAACTTGCCGCTATCAACTCGTTGTGGAAACTGGGATGTCTCCCTTGCTCCACTGACTTGAATTCTCCGTCGCAACCTTGCTAATGAAGAGCTCCCAAGAACTTTGGCAAAACTATCATGCGGCTGTCCGCGCAGGTAAAATAGATCTAGCAAATCAGATTTTGCGGTCCTTACAGAAGTTCAAGTCCAAGCCGCTCCCCAGAGGGGGCTGCGTCAAATGTCAACGGAGGTTTTTCTAATGGCTGAATCCAAGGAAAAAGATGCAATCATCCAACAAAAAGAGTTTCTCGCTAATGAGGCACTTCGAGTAGCCAATGAGGCTATCGGTCTCCTTCAGGACCAAATGTCGGAATGCTCGACTCGCGACCTCGTTCAAATTTTTACAGCTTCCGTGAAAGCCCACCGAGAAATCACAGAGGACATTGTTGTTTTGACGACGAAGGAAACTCCTTCCGAGGAATCTTTAGCTCGCGAGTATGATGGAAAAGTGGAAGAGCTTTTGAAACGAATCAGCAACTTCTAGTATGCGACCGATAATTACTAAAGCCAGGTTACTCGACGAGCACAGTACCTGGCGAAAATACATCCGCGGTATTCAAGAACTAATTGTGATGGAGGCTCCGGCCTCGGTCGTCGAAGATTTCAAATACATGGCAGCTCGTAATTGCTTTCTAGCATTTGCCGACATCATGAAGAAAGGCGACTTGCGCGTGGTTGCCTTTCACGAAGTCATTGCGTCTGCGTTCGAGGATCTTGCCAATAAGCGCTACCGCCGCCTGATTGTCTCCTGTCCCCCTCGCTCGGGCAAGTCGATGCTTGCGTCTATGTTTGTGGCTTGGCTTCTGGGTCGGGACCAAATGACGCAGCATATTATTGCGTCCTACGGTCAGCAACTTTCCGGTAAGTTTCATAAGGATACCATCGGGTACTTGAAACACCCAGAGTTCAAGAAGATATTCCCGGATTGGAAAGGGTTCTCCCCGGACTCCAAGTATGACATGCTCGGTGGTGGTTACATCCTCCCTACTTCTGTCGGCGGTGTTCTCACTGGTTTTACTGCGGGAACAACAAACATTACAAGTCCCGGTGTCGGCGCCATGATCGTGGACGACCCCTTGAAGGACTCTACATCGACTGCGGCACTTGAAGCTCTGGAGTCATGGTGGGGCGAACAGGCATCTACTCGACGCACCAACAACTGGTGCCAAATGGTCATTGCTACCCGATTCCACCAGCATGACTTGCACGGTGTGTTACTGGAAGCCGATGGCGAATACGACGAGGTTGAAAACCCGAATGGCTGGCGGTGGGTGAACATTGCGGGCTTGATTGAGACTGCGGAGCAACGTGCACAGGACCCCCTCGAGCGGGATCTTGGGGAGTCGCATTGGCCGAGCAATACGGCGTTTACCGTCGACATGCTCATGGCGCAGAAAAAGACGATGGGCTCGTTTGCGTTTGCCGCTCTTTACCAGGGGAACCCGGTAGCTGCAGAAGGACAAATTATCAAGGACAGCTGGATCACCCGAATGGAAAAGCAGGAGTGTCCGGAGTTTGACCTGACATGGCTTGCAGTTGACTGCGCTTTCTCCGAGAAAGAGATGGCGGACGAAACTGCCATTTGTGTTGCTTCTATCTCTCACCGTTATCCCGGTAAAGTTTACATCCGGGAGATTATTACCGGTAGGCTCGGGTTTCCTGACCTAATAGCTAAAGTTAAGCATCTGTATAGTTATTACGATGCGAGAGTTCTCTGCATCGAAAAGGCGGCGTCGGGCCAGTCTTTGATTCAAATGTTGAAGAAAGAAGCAAAAATCCCGATTGAGGAGATGAAGCCCCTCAAGTCAAAAACTGTTCGTTTGCAAGCGGTTGCACCGTTGATGGAGTTTGCGCGCGTTAAGTTCGTTGAAGGGGACTGGATAGACCCTTTTATCAAAGAGCTGACCACATTCCCGTTCGTCAAACACGATGACCGGACCGACGCATTCACGTGGGCGTTAACCTACTACAGCATGAAGCTGGATACCGTGGACAAGGGGTTACAAGACTCGATTATCCAGAATAAACGATTCTTTGGCGACCTCACTCGCCCAGGGTTCGGCAACAGCAATGTGTTCCCCAACTTGAACAGCGGACGTTTACGAATGTTCCCTGCCGATCATAATGTTAATGACCCTGACTATGATGCAGTTTCCATGGACGCTGACCCCCGCTCTTCCTTTGCGCGTGGTGTGAGGTCCGGACGCCGTAACATTGGTTGGGATACTGAGTTTTAACCGGTGATTGGTAACCACCGTTTCAAAAAGTTGCTGTTGTTTACAACAGATTACCATGGCACTAAATCCCGTTGACCGTAACGCATCGCTGATGCAAGAGACCACAGGCGCAAAAGTTCTGATTACAGACCTTGCAGCAGACGCATACCTTGAAAGAGCCTCCAAGCATGGAAACGAGCGATACTCCCGATGGTGTGGAGGAAAAGGCGGATGGGATGACTACGCAGAGCGACTACATTGACTGGATCTTAGAGAGGGACTCTTGGTGGACAATGTAGGGGCAACCGGGTAAAACTACGGGTCGGTTGCAGTCCTCCAATGCCCGATCTTATTTCTCAAGGGGGTGAGTGTTATGTAAGGACCCAGAGCAGCGAAGCGTATGAATTACCCACCGACTGTCAACTCCCCCTTAAACACATGCTCTCATCTAAGGAAAAGCGCAAGAACCGTCGCGCTGAGAATGCCCAGATGCTAGAACACTCCTACTCCAAAGGAATGGATGTTCACCCTCCCAAGTTTCTTACTTGGCGTCAAGAAGAACTCTGGAACACACTCAAGCGCAACACCGTAACAGTCGCCCATGGCTGTGCCGGAACTGGCAAAACTCTGATCGCACTTCACTACGGACTCTTCGGAATCGCCCAAGGGCAATTCGATAAAGTCTACTACGTTCGCAGTGACGTCGGCGTTGAGTTCCAACGTGGTCGAGGCGCCCTTCCTGGCGATCTCTCCGAGAAGATCGCTCCCCTCATCGCTCCAGTCTTAGACAACCTACCCTGCATTATGCACTCTCACGGTGCTGCAGAATACCTACTCAACAAAAAGATTATCGAACCCGTCCTGCTCGAGGACATTCGTGGTCGCTCACTTAACGAAGCTTTCATTATTGTTGATGAAGCTCAGAACTTCCTGCCTTCGCAGATCAAGACCGTGCTCACAAGGGTGGGCAAGGATTCCAAAATCCTTCTAATCGGTGACACAAAACAGACGGACATGGAAGTGTTCCGTCGCGAGAATGGACTGGTTGACGCCATTCATCGCCTGCGTTCCCTGCACGAAGTTGGGATTGTAGAGTTTGAAAAAGAAGACATCGTTCGCAACTCTGTGATTGCGCACATTCTAGATCGCTACGACGACTGAAAACGGGGGCACGCTTGTGCCCCTCACTCCCCCCGTTATCATGAGAAAAGACACCCGTTTTCGGCGGCCTGAACGCAGTGAGATTGAGTCTAGACTGCCAAAGGGGATTCTAACGGATCCCCAAGCTCTGGGTGTTTGGAACATGATGCTGCGAGGTGATGATCCTTCAGACATCTCTCACACTTATCGGTCCTTTCGAGATAGCGTGCACTGCACGGTGCCCCGTGAAAATCTTCGAGCCATGAGAGACACCATGATCACATGTATGCGGGAGGAGAATAAAAAAGATCCCAAACCCAGGTTTGAGAAGAAAAAAGGCAAGCACTATCATCAATACCCTGACGGTTGGATGCCAAGGAGGACCGGAGCATGAACACCAAGAAAGAAATTGAACGTCACAGGCTTCCTTGTGGACCCATGACCGTCTCTATTGACGGAGTATGTAGAAGGCGTCTCCGTGACCAGTTTGACGCTCTTCTAGATCGACTCACAAACGAGACCCACCCTGAGGGCGTTGACGAGGAAATTGTAGAGACTGAAGAAATCGAGATTCCGGAAGAGCCCGAAGTTGAGGAGTCCGACGATGAAAAGAAAGAGCGCTTGATCGCCGAAGGCAAACTTAAGGCCGACGTTAAACACGAAGTTGAAAAATACAAAGAAAAACTCATGGGTAACAGCAAGATGCTACAAGACCCTACGGGTAAGATCAAGAAACGGTAATCAACTAACATGACGAATCGTATTGGTGGCGATTTTAACGCCGATGCCATTGAAGCTTTCCGAGCGGCATACGCACAGCAGCTTGCCTCTCCGGAACAGGATGAGATTGCCAACAACTCAGGCCTGCCCACAAACGTCGTAACTAACACATCCCCCTGGATCGAGCACACAGGATTGTGGAAATACCCCAGCGGTAAAGGCCCTGAAGAAGACCTCAAGGCACCGTTCAACCCTAACGATTACCTCTCCGGCGAGGTGCTGGACGGTGACGGTGAGATCGACGAAATGAGTGACGAAGAAATTGAGCACTTGGTGAATGAGATCACCGGAGACAGTGAAGAGGAATAGGGTAAAACCAAAGCAGTTCTATAACCGCCATGTTCGGGTCCTCGTTTGATTTCTCATCGGTAACGTTGCCAGGAGTTGGTGGTGGCATCAACGCCAGCAACGCCATTAGCGGCGAGCAGCTCAAGAAAATGAACGAGTCAGGCAAGAAGTGGCGTCCAGGGCCTGACGGTATGGGAATGTCTCATCACAATGAAAGCATTCTGAAAATGAATGCGGAACATCGCGAGAAACGGGCAAGCCTCGTGAATCGCGACTATAACGAGAACGCCGAGAGCAAAGACGCGATGAAGGAAATCTTCGATCGCAAAAAGTCTCGGATGTCTTCCTTCAAAGAGATGAAGAAGAACGAGTACGGCTTTGCCGAGGGCGACTCTCAGGACAGCGAACTCCTGAGCATGCCTCTGCCCGGCGGAGCGTTCAAGGAAAAGTGCGACTGCGGCCATTGCCCTTCCTGCCTCGACAAGAAGCACGCCGAACTGGCCTATCGTGAGTGGAGCACTGAAAAGCGCAAAGCTCTGAAAGAAGGCAAAGTCAAAGGCGAATTCGCTGGCCCCGATCAAAGCTTCCCCATCGCTAGCCCGGTCGATGTGGCCGCCGCCTGGTCCTCCGTTGGCCGTGCTGCCAACCCTCGCGCTATCATGCGCAAGATCATCTCCATCGCAAAATCACACGGCTGGGAGTCTGGACTTCCGGAATCCGTCAAGAAACGTCTGGCAGCTGGAGAATCAGGTTTACCGTCGGAGTGAGCCATGGGGATGGAGCTATTAGGGATTGTTGCCTCATTCGCAACAATCGTTTCTGGTTTCGGTTGGCTACTGGACAAAAACCACAAGAAAATCGAAGACCTGCTCCGATACAACGGGCAAAACCTGACGGGGTTGGTTCAAAAAGTTGAGAAGATTGAAGCCTCATTCAACGATCTCCGAGCTGAAATACCTGCAAAGTTCGTAACGAAGTCTGAGCTTCTGACTCACATGCGTAACGAAGAAAGGTGGCAGCAAGAAACCCACGAACAGCTCATGCAAATCAGAGAAGAAATCTCCGCACTCCGACAATGGAACCACCGATGATTGAAGACTACGATTGGGAACGCCTCCAAGGTCTAGGATTCACCGAAAAGGCCACTGGCGAACTGAAAAAAGCTTGCTGGGACGGGTACACCGCTGTCGGCATGAAGACCAAGAACGGTCGCAAGGTACCTAACTGCGTCCCCGTGAAGAAAGACGCCGAGCACGGGGAAGGGGACATTGCTACCGCGGAAATGACTCCGAACTACCTGCCGAAGGAACCCGGTAAAGGAGACGAGAAGAACCCTCAAATGGGTGAGCAAAAAATCCGCATGCCTCGCATGGAGGAGATTGTAAAGTCCTCCAACTGCAACGGCCACCTGGCAATGGCGGCCGCACCGAACTATGCGGAGACCGAGGATTATTCCGACCGCTTCTACTCCGATGAGCCTAACGGAAATATGCTTATTACACAGCTCCGTGTAGCGCGAGAAAAGATTGATATCATGCTTGGCATGCTCTACCCGGACGACAATCTGGAGCCCTGGGCTGCTACAAAAATCGCAAATGCTGGCGTTGCTTTAGCCAGCGTTGCCGATTACCTGCGATTCGGAGGAGAATCATGAACCCAGAACTTCACCACAGATGGAATGCCGAGCGTGACCAGGCTCGTGGATCAAACGCTCCGGTAGACCGAGATCCTCAGGGGAAAGTCCCCACAAACAAAGTTCTCCTCAAGCAAAACAAACCGAGGTAGTCATGTTTGGCGATTTCCCTGAGGATCTCCTCGCCCAGTTTAAGCGTGATTATGCCGAGCGGCAAGCAATGGCAATCGGGTATCCGATGCCTAGCTTCGCTGACAAAAGCGAGATGGAGTGTAATAAACCGCGTGCTGAGGCCCATGGCGACAAATCCCATGTAGTAAAAGCTTGCGAAGGCGGCAAAGAAAAACTGATTCGGTTTGGCCAACGGGGAGTAAAAGGCTCGCCCAAGAAAGAAGGAGAGTCCGAATCCTACCGCAAGCGCCGTGAGGCTTTCAACGCCCGACACGCAGGATACATTTCCAAAGGCGGTAAAATGTCCGGCAGTTACTGGGCCAAAAAGGTCAAGTGGTAAGTAGGGTAAAACTTGCTATAACGTCTCTGTCCGGCAATGCGAAAGGACTCGATCAATAATGAGGCTATTGAAAAAGCCTACCTCATCTACAAAGAGCACGGTCATCAAATTGTTGACTATGACTTCTCGCATCCGCCCACTGACTACAAGCGGAACACTGTAGAGGAGCCCGAGCACACCTCCAAGCTGCGGGATGCGTTCAACGAGCTGCTTCCTGCCAATGTAATGCAGGGAGATAAGTATGAGGACCTGGAGAAGCAAGCTCATGCCCTCAACTTGAAAATCGACA